TCGGCACGTTTTTTATAGACAGCTTGATAATCAGGATTTTTAAAGTCGAATAAAACGTCAGTCATTGCTAGTCCGTTTTAATAGTGCCGCCATTGATTAGTAGATTATAGGCTTCTTCGGCAGACATTGCCGTTGTGTTTACTTGTATTACGCCACCGTTTGCGCCCGTGTGTTCTTGCACGTTAGTTTCTTTCCAACCCATGCGAGTCTTTGCCCAAAACATTGCAGCCCTTACGCAATCGCTATATGTTGCACCTGTAGCTAATGCTTGGCCGCTTGCCGCTTGGTATAAAAACTTGCCTACATTTGCATTTGCTTTAATCGCGCTGTTTTCTAATTCGTCTTTGTAGTATTTATACAGCGTTTTATCATCTATGCCGATATATGCAGCAACTTCTTTAATAGGCACACCATAAGAGCGTAACGCAACAATCTCGGCTCTTGTTTTTTCTGTTGGTTGGTGCAATGGTTTTGACATGGCTAAGCCTCATTTGTTTTTTTTGAGGCTGCATAAGGTGAGTGGAGCGTGATGGTTGGAATCGCACCACCGCCCACTAACTGGTCGTTAGTGGTAGCCTTTGTATCACGCTTAATTGATTCACCTTTATACATTCCCGCGCCCATTTCGTCAATCTTTGAGAATGGCAGAATCGGAACAGTTAGGCGCTGGCGTGCTGCTGGGTTGAGAAAGTAGATGTAGCGGAGTTGGTAGCCTTCTATTGGTTTCCACCCAGCGTCCGCATAAGGCTTCATTGATGCACCACCTTCAAAAAAACCATCAAGCATCGACTTTGCTTCAGATTGCACTTTTTTGCTTCTTCCGTCTGTCAAGGAGGTTCTTGAAAATCTCTTTCCCTGCGGGCTTTGCCATACTTGGGTATTCTTTTTAATCTGCGTCAAAACAAATCCGCTAGCCCTGTAAATCGTGCCATCACCGCATTGCGTACCATCGCTAAATGAAAGAATCCACTCAATATGAGGGTAATGTTTTTTTATTAGTCTAAACGCCACTGCCATGCAACGGCTTTCACTGTTACGCGGTAATCTGTCACTGAACGCCATTCTGTTTAACTCAAGCATTCCTGTCCATGCCGTGCCTTCTACCAAGGGTAAAACCTTGCGCTTATCCAATGGCGACCCAAAAGACATAGCACCCTCAAGCCTACCATTTAGAAAAGCACCAAAATGAAGGGAGCTATTAGCAACCACCTTGCCCGAATAATGCACCCGCTTAACAAGCGCATTGGCTGCCTGTGCTGTGATAGGCTTTACAATAATATCCTTTGCACTAACCATTGCGAGCCTCTAGCCATTGGGAGCATATTAAAGCGAGTGCGTTGCCGTTGCTATTCTCATTTAATCCTGTGTCTACAAGCGGATTTGTTCTAGCAAGCGTAACAGCATCTTCAACGATTGCGGCTTGCTCGTCATGCAGGGTGAAGGTCTTTTGCTGAAATGGCTCCTTGTCACCGCTTGGCAGTTCAGGCATGCCCACTTCCTCGCTTTCGTCAAAATCAACCGCGCTTATTTCCTCTAGCTCAAAACCCGTTAGCTCCAAATTAAAACCATTATCTGCAAGTTCTGCAAACTCTACGCGGAGCATTTCCTCGTCCCATCCTGCATCTAAGGCTAGGCGATTGTCTGCAATGATATAAGCGCGTTTTTGTGTGTCGCTTAAATGCCCAATCTGTAGCACTGGTACTTCTTTCAAACCTATCTTTTGAGCGGCCATAACTCGGCCATGCCCTGCAATAATGCCGTTGTCTTTATCAATCAAAACGGGATTAAGAAAACCAAACTCTTTAATGCTTGACGCAATTTTATTTACCTGTACATCGCTATGGGTTCGGCTGTTTCTTGCGTATGGGATAAGCTCAGTAGTTAAAATGCTTTTATACTTCGGATTATCATTTTTCATCTCATCCCCTCAATCAACCAAAACGCCAAATAAACAAGCCACATACTAAAAGCGATTATACAACAAATGCCACTAACTAGGCACAGTTGCAAAAAGCCTTTAAGGTATTTCACTTAATCACCAAAGCCAACATAGCAACCAAAACAGAGCCGATAATTGTACCAAAGCCACCTAGCACCCATGAGCGTAATTCTAAAAGCTGCGGTTGTTGTATTTCTAGCGCGTCTAATCTGCCATCTAATTTATCAATGCTAGACTGTTGACGCTCGATACATGACATTATCTCTTTGTTTTGCTCTTGAATAACAACAAGCTGCACTAATGACTCGCTAATTTTAACAATAGCATCATTTAAGCGCGTATAGTCACGGCTTAGCATTGTATAGCCATTTTCAAGTGATTGCAGCCGCGTTTCGTGTTGCTCACTCAATTCTAAGCACCTTATTCTTTGCCTTCGCGCAAAAACACACCAATCGCGGCACATATTGCAGCCGCAGGTACGGAGTAAGGTGCAAACACTGGCACACTAGACAATGCAGCTAAGGCAGCACTGATACTTGCCCATGTGCTTGCTTCTTTGAATCGTGATGTTTTCATTATGCACCCCTAACACAAAATACTAACGCCTAAAACTAGACTATACCACACATCAAAAAACAGGCAATAAAAAAGCCGACTCAATGAATCGGCTATAAAGAACGCCCTTGTTAGCTGAGTGTTACTCGCCTAAACTGTAGTGATTTGCATCTTTAAACCGACCGCCCCAAGTGCCGCCCTTAGACTCCCACCATTCACCTAGTTTTCTATGGTCTTCTGTACCCACTAAAAACTTGCCATCTTTGAATAAATTTAAATCAATCGCTAATCGTTTTTTATGAAACGAATTAGCCGCTCCATAACCTTTTTTTACGCCAAAATCACCATGCAAGCGCGGGTCTCTAAACGCATCGCCTAGAGTGACTTCGTAGCCTAACTCATACGCTTTTAGTATTAGCTCGGCTGCTATTTTAGCAAATTTAGATTGCTGTTCTCGTAGTGTCATAATCAAAACCTATTATTCATACGCTCAAAAAAGTTATTTATCTGATTCTCTATCTCGCTAGTAAACCATTTTCTATTGCGAATACTTTGCACAAATGCCGATTGTTCGTGCCGTTCTTTAAAATTGCTTAGACAACGAGAATACAGTGGTTTACCAGTCAATCCGCTAGTAATAAATGCTGCGCCATTCGGCAATATATCAAGCGTAGCACCCTCAAAAACTGTATTCATGGCCGCGACTCGTTATAGTTTTATAAACTATAGACTAATCATCTAACACAATTCAACAAACAAATCCAAGCCGACTCAAAACATATAATCCATTATCTGCTCTCGAGCCAAGCTAAATACTTATCCATAAATTCGTTGTACTGTTCTGGCTCACCAAATGTATAGTGACCACCTGCCATGCTTACCTTAAAATTTGTTTCGTTTGGCTCACTAATGTCCTGCACATACTTAAATGCAACTAGACTAGCAAGCATAAATACATCGGGCAAGGACTCAATTCGTTCTAAATGTGAACCTTTCATAACATATCTCTTAATGTAAGTTGACGTATAACATTCATCACAAAGCGTAGTTATACGTCAATATGGGGTCTAAAACGAGTTAGAGTTTAGTTATTAACTCATCAATCTGCCGCTTGCGTTGTTCCGCCAGCATCTTAATGTCAGTCCAAGCGCCATCAGGTACTGGACGTGTGCCGTCCAGCCAGTGCGTAATACGCCTTTGGTCAACATTTAAAGCTTCGGCAAGAGAGGACTTCCAAGCATTACCAAATAATGCAATTCCACATTTTGTAAGTTTTGAATACTCTTGTAACTCAAGCATTTGATTGACTAAATCAATTAAAACGTCACTAGTAATTTCGTTAAATTCTTTAGCTAGTTTTAAGTTTCTTTGCCAGCTTTGCACAACTTCTTCACTGACTTGATTTACGTTAAAAGAATCATGTGAGCGAATACATAATTGATAGTCGATTGCATCTTTAATCAAAGACACATCTGTGAAAATATCAGTGCTTGGCCCTAATTTATTGACTGCATAAAAACGTTTATAGCCGTTGCTTAATTGTGCTAACTGAATATCAGTCATGTTAAACATGAGTTGATGAAATTTTAAGAAAGCTGTGCGTTGACCTAAAAGACTTTTTCCTTGTTGACTGCTTTCGTCAACATTCAAGTAATAAGGGTTGCAGATACAGCTTTTGCCACTTTTGACTAAGTTTTTTGATGTTTCGATTGCGTTCATTTTGCGCTCTTTTCTGCTACATTGTGCAGTAGCAGATATTGGTTGTTTAAATTTTGATGGTTGTGTTTGTGATGTACTCGATTGCCCAGTCTTCATCGTCTGTAGCTTTCAAGTGCGTGATTTTTTCATTAAGGCCATTGATGACCATTTGCTGATTAACTGTTGTTAGGTGGTGAAAATTGAATTTTACTTCGCCTGTTTTTACGTCAATGTAGCCAATTTCATCATCAAAAGTTGTATTAAAGCGTGGGTCTGCAACATTCAAAACTTTTGCGTATAAGCGATGATTTCCGCCTTTTTTCCATGCGTTAAAAACAACTTGTACAAAATTTTTTGGTGCTTTGCTTTCAGCAATAACGATTTTCAAAGCTGCACCGAAAGTAACGCGGTAGCAGTCACCAGCAACGTGAACGCTTTTAGCTAATGCGTGGGCTTGTTTGAAGATTTGTGATTTGTTCATTTTGATTCTCTCTTAGAGTTTAGGCTTTAGCACTGTGCTTGCCTTATGTAATATATTCTAGTGCAAATATATTTGCACGTCAACAGGTATTTATATCAATCGTTAAAATAAATCGCTAAACTTAAACACTCTAACTCTGCATCAAACCGATAAAGCCCCAGCTAACTGTGCAAGTCTGCTGTCATCGGGCTTTACGGCTTATGCGTTGGTAGTTAGATACTGCTTCTTAATCTATCGCCACGCTCTCTATGTCGTTTTGCTCTATCGTCATCGCCCATCATTTCAGCACTTGCAGCCCAGCCGTAGCAATATTCTGCTTCACGTTCAATAACAGCTCTCAATCTTGATGTTTCAAGACGTAAGCTGTTAATTTCTCGCTCACATTTAATAAGCTCATCACGCTCATTGCAGCTACTGCCGCACAATTCACTCATTTTTTAGCCCTGCTATTTCTACCCAGGGCAATAGCCTCATCAATTGTCATGTGCTTATGAGACATACGCATATAGACCGTTGATTCGGGCAAACCACTGGCCAAGATTGCTTGGCGTGGTGACTCAGGGTCAGCACCAAAGCGATAGCAGCGTTTTTTACCGCGCCATTGTATGTTGTGCCGTGTGATAAACTTGCCCAGGGTTTGAGCTGATACGCGCAATAGATACGCGCTCTTAGATTGCGATAAACCATGTGCTTCCATCTTAAGCACTAATTCAAGCGTTAAAATATTTTCACGAATCAATGGTGTGTTTTCGGCTTCTTCTTTAGTCCAACCGCGTCTAATGCGACTGGCAATGGTTGTTTTACTAATGCGTT